GCTGTTGCCGTTGGAAGAGTGTATGTATAGTTGTTAGCACCATCTTCGATTCCGTTAAGCTTGTTCTTGTCTTCAGCACTCATTAAGCCGTTTGTACTTGGTGTAGCAACATCATATGTCGTATCTGTTGCGTTGATAGTCAAATCCAAGTTTTGACCGCCTGTAGTAGCTTTATCAATTCTTACATTGCTACCGCTACGCAAGTTAATACTCCTGTTTTCACCACCATCAAACGATACATAGTCATTGTTGTCTGCTTTAATTAGCAACGAACCATTAGTGGCATCACCACTGCTTGGAATATTTACAGTAACATCATTCGACCCGTCATAAGATACAGTAGACGAACCTGTAAAATGTAGCTTATGTTTTAAATTTTCGGGTTTCTGATAGGATTTATATTTTTCGCATGCCATGTTATCACTCCTTTTCTTGTTTCCATTGAATGACAGGCTTATTTTTTACAAACACACATTTCTGTACCCATTTGTATCCGTCTTTCAAAGGAACGACATTTCCCTCTTCATCTGTAGGTTTGTCTTGCACATTAATGGCTTCCGCAAACAGATTCAGTTTATCCAAGGAAAGATTGATTTCTTCTCGGTCTTCCAACGGGATGTATTCGATATAATTGTTCGGGTGTGCTTTCAAGTCTTCAATATCAATATTGTCTTTATGTTCCTTAAATTCGTGATAATCGTATGAGTATACTGTATGTTTTTCATCTGATTCAGTAGGAACGTCCATAACAGGTTGTTCTTCTTCTTTTTCATTCAAGTACAGATACACATAGTAATAATCATCAATCAATCGCACATCATAAGATGGCATTTTCATATTGCTGTATGTTTTCATTTGATATCACCTTTCTATCTTTATGTGTCAAATCGTTAACGTTGTATTTGGTACGAAATTTATAGGAGTCTGAATGTATTGTTATTCCATTGTAAGCTACTACTTGATAAGGCTTGTTTTAAACGTGTTCATAGGTGTTTCTATAAACCACATGAGTAGTTCGTTGCCGATATGTTTTCGAGCCATACAAGCAGTTTCTGTCGGTCTATGGATTCATAGTATTTACGTATGTCCATCTTGCATGCATATCCGACTGACTCCCTACAGAATATCTAGTCGGACGAAAGGTAATTCCAATCACTAATATTAAAATACCTCCAAGAGTTCAAGAAAGTGAGCCCAAGAAAATTACCATTATTAAGGGAACCGCATAGTATCATTTCAGCAAATCCAGATGTACTTGTACCGTTATCAGAATGGTCTCCGTATCCCGTTGATGAAGTTGCGTTTAGATTGGTGATATAATGCACACCTTTGTTAAAGGCTATATCTCCGACATATCCGTATTCTCCTGTAAAGCTTCCGACTCTTTGATAGTTTTTTTTATAATCGTCCGTTATTATTTCACGATTGGCAACATACACTGTATTTTTATTTGTCAATTCATCATCGTGTAAAACTACACAATCTGACGGGATAACACCCCCGCCCACAAAGTATTCAACACCATTTATTCTAGTTGGATGGTATTGGTCAATAACTACAGCACCGTCATGATGTCCAATGACTTCATCTGTACTTCCACTGAACCAATGGTAGCTAGACATGACCACTTCTTCACTTCCAACGTCTGCGGTTTGGAAAGGTGCTGTATCAAGCAAGATTCCTTTGTTATCGGCATCAATCGTAAAGATATCCACTACCTTTACACTCTTACCATTTCCATAAGCACGCATTACGTAATTATTACGTTCCCAATTTCCATTTGATGTATATCCTACACATACACCACTTCCGATAATGACATTTTCAGCTAGTCTATTTATAAGTGGGAAGTAAGCCAAGCCATTATGTTCTAATTTAGTAGAACTCTTGATACTTGGTGTGTATTGCCAGTTGTATTCGGAACATGCACCTAACAAGTTTTGTGTATTTTTTGTCCCGTATTTAATAACTGTATCAATGATAGCTAAACTATACTTTCTGATACTTGCACCATAATATCCTTTGCCTTTTTGTTGGTACAGTTCATGCATATTGTCATACGACATATTTTCTTTAGGCGGTAAGTTTGGCTGACTTCTTAGTTTCCCATCACTAGCAATACCACTGATATATTTCGAGTTGATAAAGTAAGGCATGACTGTACCATCTTTTCGTACAGCTTGTTCCCATGGCTGTAGTCCCTCATGAGGGCTGTCTGATATAGTAAACACTGTCTTGTTGCCATTTTCACATGGTTCAACAGAGTACCAAAAAGTCATTCTTAGAACACCAACGTCTTTATTGCCTGTAGTTCCATAGTTGCTATCACCTTCCATAGCTGTAGGAATGGCAAAACCATCATCCTCTCTTACATAGTTACAATTCCACCATTGGAATAAAGGGATGTCTGCGTAATCGTCACGTCCTTCAACAGTGGATGTAGACGGTTCACATACCAAGTTTTTATTACTTGATAGTTTTTCACCTAGACTAGTTGGATTTACGTCATAGTTCCACACAGCTGTCTGATATATCTTTCCATCTCGTTTTAGATTTAATTGAGCAGAAATATAATCACTAAGTTTAAACTTGATATCTACATTTTTATTTGAATCGGGAGTTAACGTCTTCCCATTATAGGAAATAGATTTTATAGGAATTTGAGAATCAAACTGTTCTTGGCTTATAAAGTTCGTATCATTCGTCAATTCACTAAGTTTCTTTGGTAATTCACTTTTTTTTGCGTACTCACTCAAATCAATGTTTACTTCGTAGTTTTTGGGATTTTGTTTCACACCATTGACTTTGATTGTCATGATAGGAACATTGACATTTACAGCATGATTTTCACTGTCAAAATCCAATGCACTTCCGTTTTGTTTGACAACCCAAATTGTTTTCAAAAGGATATCGTACAAGTCATGTTGTTCTGCTATATTTCCTACCACATTACCCCACTTTACTTTTAGTGTATTGGGGTCGTTGATACTAACTAGTTCGTTTCCGTCAAAGACATACAAGACATTATCAGGTGTAATCCAAGCATGGTTTCTATCCATATTTGTAATACTTGCCTTATCTTTGACAGGTACTAGCCAAAATTCACAATCTTCTGTATCAATGGGGATAATAACTTTTAGCTTATCATTACAGACTGTTGGTTTCATTACTTTCACCTGCCTTTAAGATATCGGAAAAACAAGAAGCACATTCTGTAATTTCTACACCCAAGAATTCAGTTAAAACTTTGATGAATTGCTTATTGATACGCAAGTATAAAGTAAGCAATTCTTCATCTTTATTGCTTGCTTGATATGATTCAAACACTGTATACATAGCCATGCTTAAATGTTTTACCAAGCACCATTGTTCCTTATCTCCATTGTTTCCATAGAGTTCATAAAGTTTTAACATTTCTTTTCTTCTGATATCTGCATATGTTTCTAGTTCTTCTTCCAAAGAATCAATTGCATTGATATGGTCTTCGGTATCGCTTTCTTTGACCATGCCATTTTCCAATTCAGAGATACGCTTTTCTAGCAAAGTTTTCACGTGCAACTCTGCATTTGCAATCTGTGTAAAAGAACGAATCAAATCTTCTGCCATTCCGTCACTTGAGTGGATATTTTTCATTTTGCTTCTCCTTTTTCGCTAAATCTAAATAGTAATGTACTGTTTTACATTCCATATCACGTTTTATTTTTCTTTCTTTATCCCAATGCTTACTTCGGGTGATTAGATATTGTATTTTAGTTTGGTAGTCGTTCGGATGTTCTTTCATATGTTTTTCCATACGAACCAAACTTGGCGTATATTTTGTAATCATAAGTTTGAGTGGTTGTATTTAATGTTATGTACCAATGTCATAGAAAATGGTTTATCTCCAAACATTTCAATCGTCTTATATCCTGCGTCTAAAATCTTGTCCGCTTCTTTTTTAGACATAAATTCCGTAGCCTTTAGTACGTCATAGTTAGACATTTTTCTATTTGGAAACATTCCATATCCATTACACCACCAACCATGGTATTGAGCCTTAAAATAAGGTGTAATATCTATACCCTCGATAAACATTTGCATTTTGCTTGGCGGTGTATCACCATTAGGAGAAATTATGATTTTAAAATCCCAACGTGAAAAAGAAATAAAATCATATGAAATAGGAATATGTACAACAGCAGGAGTCTCTCCACCGCCTATTGCTGTGTATTCGACTCCGACCTGTTCAACCATAGTATTTCTTCTTTGAAAAAGTTCATTATGCCTGTATTTTCTTTGAATATAAGCATGTTCTGCCAAAACTTCCAACGCTTGTTCGATAGAAATATTACTCATTCTTTGTGTACCTCTCTATCTATTTTAACAAATTTTTCTAACGTTAGAGTTCCTGTTTGTGAACCATCACCATAGAACTTTCTTCCGAGTTTTGTTATATAAAAATCATTATTTAAAGTAAGCAGCTTTTTCATATAGTTTCCACAATGTTCCAACTTATAAATTGAATTATCATACATCAATCGTATTTTCATTCCAACTTCTAAATCTTTTGGCAATTCAGTTGTTGTTACTTCGATAGCATATGTTCTTCTTGCGTTTTTCAATTTCTTAACTACCGCATCATAAACAGTTTTGGAAGCGTAAATTCTATCTTCGTCTGAAATAACTTTCTTTGTATTGTCGTTTGGTTCTCCACCAATATCTTTATATCCGCCAGCGTTCTTATCCCAATATTCGGGTTTGAATCTCCAATAGCCTAAAATAGAACTACTAGATAATGTGACAATATTACAATAAGAAGCACCTTGGTTTTGACCGAAAACACTTATTGTTCCGTCCTCGTTATCTTGCACGACCATTGCGATATGTGAATATGGAGTCTGACCACCCATACCAAATACCGCCCAATCGCCAAATATAGGTGTTTCATCAGCACTTATTTTCATCATCTTTGCACTGTAGTCCATGTTCCATATGTTATATGCATATCCATCTCCTGTAATGATTCCGATATCGTTCCCGTAATCCATCATTACTTTTCTCCATAAGTCAACGCATTGATATGGTGCATTAGGTGGAAAACCATCTACATCTATAGATTTTCCATCATATGTATTTATTACGTTTTGTGGATTATATGTTCCTGTGCTTTCGGAAGTATTATCGTCAGTATCTTTTTTACTTCCGCTATCTTCTGATTTCCATTCGTTTTGTATTTTGCTTAATACAGTGTTAGCAACATCAATTCTGTGTTGATATTGCAAGTTTATTGAAGTATCACCACGACCATAGTCTGCTAGATAGCACAAAACCATCCAACTCATATCTTTATCTGTAAATTGTGACCATTCATTAAAAGTGCAATTATATGTTGTTGTAGGTATCCATGGACCATTCGTAGCGTTTTGTGTCCATTCCTCTTCGATTTTCTTGCATTCAGCTATTCCATATTGTTCTACTTGATACCCTTTAGAATTAAGCCAATTTGTGATATTCGTATATGGAGTCCATTGCAACAATCCAAATCCCTCTCTATTCGTAGGATTTGAATTAGGGTCTAATCCTTGCCATATATTAGGGTTTCCTGTTGATTCTACCGCCATTACACCACATATAGCACTGATAGCGTTGTCTGACCACTTTCCTTTGAAATACTGATAAAAAGCATGAAAGTTGTTATACATTTCATCTTCTGTAAGATAACGTTGCTCGGTTGGTATAACCCAATCAACACTTACGGCATCGGCATCTTCTGTAGCTTCTTCTGTTGTAAATGGTGATAAGTCGTTGAAAGCAAAACTTCCTTCCATAAAAATGCCACTTTCAATAGCAATTGATTCTTGGTCCAATACCGCATACTCTAATTGTTCGTTTGGTGCAATCTTAGGATTATCACCATAATCATAGTCACGCTCGTTGTTGATATTATTTGCGATGATAACAACAGGAAAACCATCAATCTGTAACTCTTTATTGTTATATACTTCTCTTAAACTTAAAGATGTAACACCACCATCATTCTTTTCAGAGTATACAGTTGCTTGATTAATGACACTCGAATAGTCTTCTCTAATGGTTGGTTCTGAAAGCAATTGGATGTTTCTTTTACCGCTCGGTAATTTAGATAGGAAATATGGAGTGTCTTCTCCAAACTTTCCAATATCTATCCTTTTTTCTTCGCTTAAACAAATTCTCCAAAATGATTCGGGTGTGTACTCACAAGTTTGAGTAAGCACATCAAGCTTACCCAAACGACTGTACACATAATCAATAATTTCTTTCTTAGTATCTTCATCAAAATTCAGATTCCATCCATCTTCATATATGAATTCTTTCTTGTAACTTTCGTCTGTATATAGTTCATAAAAAGTTTTAAATTTAATAGCTAGGTTTGTAGAACATTGTTTATAGTTCCAAGTCTTGATAACGTGATTAAGAGTAACATCAATAGTTTGATTTTCTGTATTTGTGTCTATTCCATCAACTACAGTTAGAATTGAAATATCTCCAAAGTGAAGTCTCATCTTTTTTCTTCCTAAAGAAAGATATTCGTAAAATTCCATAGGAAGTGTCAATGAAATAGACGGAACTTCCATCAATTCGTAATTAATTTCAATCGGGTCAGATAAAAAGCAATTAAACCTTTTAATAGGTTTTTCATCTTCTGTTAAAATTTCAAACCATGGAGTATTCACTATAATTCACCTACTTTTTTTTGACCAACCCAATTGTTGCTATGTCTGATACGGGATGTACCTTTGTTCGTCTGACCACCTTCGGTCATTTTCTTGATATCTTGCCAACTACCATTCTTACGGATTCGAGTAATTCCTGAATTTCGGTTACAAGTCAAGAATTTACCGCCTTTGCGAACTGCCCATGGTCGATAATCTTGAATGACTTGTTCGATGGTATAGATAACAGACATTTTATCGGTAGGTCTTTCACCTGTTAAACACACCTTTACATGCGTAGCAGTTTCTTCAATGTTGATATCACATTCGTATTGTGAATTCGCTGCAACATCAGTCCAATAGCTTCCATAACATAAGTTCCATGAATCTCCGTGACTGAAAATCTGTCTGTTGAAGATTGTCTTCCAAGACTTTTGATTATCATTTGAAATTTGAATATTCAAGATATAGTTGTATGTTCCACCAAATCTAACATAATGCTGTCCATACAAAACACTTCCATTAGAATCTAAAGCAAACCCGACTAAATTGATTTTCGTATGTATTGAGCCATTATCATTTTGACTGAAATTGATACCATACCCATATCCTGCATTATGAGCTTGATTCAGATTGGAAGAAAATGGTCCTGTGCTGTTAGGAGAACCCAACAACACAACATTGTTGTATGGACCATCATGCAAGTATCCACCCCAAAAATCTAGCCATGCCATTAGACACCACCAACTAAATCGTTCTCGGTCTCTCCGTCATTAGTACGGATAAAAGACGAACCATCTTGTGTTCCACCAAACAAGTTGATATTACCTGTAGCAATATTTCTGTTCGCATTCAGATAACCATCGAAGATATTCCCGTCTGTATGACTCCATGCACCACTGTCCGCCAGATTTTGTAGCAACTTGGATAAAGCACTATTAATTTGGCCTGTCGTTGTTTCTAGAGTATCCAAACGTGTATTCAAACGTCTTTCAATATCATCCAAGCATTGTTTGATTTTGTTTATTTCATCCCAAATTTCCCAAATGTTTTCCCATTGACCGCAATCGCCACTGATAATTGCATCTAACATTTGCATGATATTATTCAGCGATTCCATTAATGCACTATCTAAATCACAACTGTTATAAGATGGAATTCGTTCTACCATTCCGCCAATTAAACAGTCGTTCATATCGTTTAAATCTTGACAATTATTAAATCCATTTGATTCTTTCAAGCCTTTATCTTTTTTAAGGCTTGCACGCATATCATCTGTAATACCTTTTTGAACAAAGTCAAAATTGTATTTTTCCAATTGTTCACAAGAATTACATACATCTTTATCTGTGATTATTGACATAAATTGACCTCGTTTCTATTAATCAACATCAGGCATATCACTACAGATAGGCATTGCCATTTTGTTGTTATTTTTGAATTTTGCCATTAAAGTGATTTCATCATCTTTTACCCAATCATCGTAAAGATAGAAGAATTGTAACCAATCCGTTTCAGCTCCAGCGGCAACTTTTCCTTTGATGTCTACAGCAACTGTTTTGTTTACATCTTCTTCAAAAGATTCGTTCGTTGTACGTCTATATACTTCTGTACCATTTGCTGTTGGAATCTTGATACTAATAGTTGGATATGTTCCACCATAGCTTGCTCCTGTAGTTGTGTACTTATACTTGCTTATAGTTACGGAACTAATTTGATATACAGCTTCATCATTTTTATTACGTTTCATACAGTAATCAATATATCCTGTGATGATTCCACTAGCTACTTTATTAGAGCCATTCCAATCTGAATATTTGTAAACGAAATTTCCTTTTCGGTCGATTGAAACAGATAATTCGGGGGTCGCTTGATGTATACTGTATTTCGTATCAATTTCTAAATTCGATGTAAACATACGTGCTTCAAGCCCACATAAAGCACAAATCAAAGCTTCATTAATGTTATATTGGTTTGCACCAAAATCTTTCATGAACTCTTTCCAATCACAACTTCTATAACTTGGAATCTTTTTTACAAGTTTGTTAATAAGACAATCGTCAGCTTTATGCAATGCCGAACAATTATCATCATCATTATCTGAATTAAATCCTTGACCATCTTCTAAACTACTGCACACATTGTCAGTTACTCCATTTGTGTAAAACTCACTAGAATTTTCTTGCAAGTCTCCACATGTCGTGCAATAGATTCTTTTTTCTTTTGTTACATCAGTAACAGTATTATTTTCTGCACCCATAAAAACCTTTCTAGTTGCTTATTTCATCAACTTTTATCCATGCACACCCCATCTTGCAACATGAACCCGATATAACAATTCTGTTTTGACCGTTGTTTATAACAAAACCTAAAGAGTCGGCTTTGATATTTCCAATTGGAATGTCTTCTTCTTCTGAACATTCACTACATGAGTAATGCACTTCACCACTTTTATCAATCCTCAGAATCCCATCATAATCGCCATGTATCTGCATTTTATTTCCATTAATATCAATAACAGGGTCTTGCCATTTTCCGCTTACAATGACCTCTAAAGACGTTGTAGGAAGTACTGTACGTGATGTGATTATTTTTGCAATCATAGAATCACAATAATCTTCTTTACAAAGCTTTATTCCTTTGGTCTTGTCACCATAAAGTTCGTTTCCTTTTGCACAATCTATAACGATTTTAAAAGAATGTCCACAATTTAAGAACCCATGGAATAATTTGTTCTTATCCCATGAACATAATGAATAATCTTCTTTTAAATCACAATCGCAAGCACATGAACATGTATCATCATTTCCCTTAAGACAATCAACACAACAGCTTACACAAGAATCATAATCATCATCAAAATCCAAACAATCCATGATATTACAAGTATCATACGGAATGATGAAAGTTGTTAACGGGTCGGCAAAATGCCATATTCCCTCATAAAGTTTGAAAGAAACATCAATAGAAAATGAATTGACATATTTTTCATAGCTTTCACTCATTGAATCAACATAAGCATATGCCCACATCAATCTTCCATCTTTTATGGACCATAGTTTACCTTGCTTTAAAAGATTCATGCTTGCCCATCTTCCGATATATCTTCTATCTTCTCTACGATATAAACGATAATCAAACTTAAGTGTCATAGAGACGTCTTGTGCCTCTAAAAGCATAGATTCGCTTTTAAAAGGCACATAATCTCCATGAATATATGACAATGATGTTGTATTGACTTTAGTTGAAATAGAAGTTTCTGCTTTTTGCAACATTTCTTCCGATTCAAAAATTAAATCATTAAATTGTACGTATTGTCGGTAAGGGCTAAATTCGTAATCACACATCATACCGCAATAGCCCCCATAAATCTTTTAGCTTTAACATATCCATCACCACCATGAGCTGTTTTAGAGTTGATACTTACTTGTCTGTTGTCGTAGTTGTTAATCGTATTGTTGTTATTGATGTTATAGACTTTTGACATGTTATTTCCATTAGCATACTGCCTTGTCAAAGTATAGAACCAATTTTCAAGTTTTCCCGAATTGATAACGTCTAAGAAGTCAGTTCCGTATTTGTTAACAGAAGATTTTCTTATTACATATTCGCCTTGTGTCAACATAGCAGGTATAGTATCTGTTCCACGAGGCACAAATGCGGTTAACACACCACCATCTGCACGATATACAGGACCGCCCTTTGCTTTAAATAAAGTTTTTAATGCTTTGTCAAACAAGTTAGCAAGATTGTATCCAGCACCACTACTTGATTTATTACCTTTTCTTCCTGAATTTGAAACAACACCACCACCCGATTTGTGTACTTTTGCTTTTACAGTGAATGAAATATTACTACTGTCTAAAGCACTCTGTACACCACTTGCAATGTTATTTCCAATTGATACGCCACAAGCATGTCCTAATCTTGGGAATGTTCCTAAAGCGTTGGTAATAGCACTTCTAACTTTTGTATGTGTGAATCCACCATCCGAAGTCAAGCCTTTACACATGTTATCTCCAAGCGTTTTACCTACGTTTTTAAATGCACTGATAACAGATTGGTCTGTTCCTACAGAAGTAACAAGAAGTAACATTCCATTATTCAATGTTTCTTTTACAGAATCATCTGTAAACCCTGTCATTAAACTTGTTCCAAGCGATTCACCTGTTTGAATAAAGTCAGCACTTAAAGTTGTTAATTGAGAAACTAGGTTCTTTATCGTATCTGTAAACGATTGGAATGGATTGTCATTTCCATCTGTTGGCTTGAATTCTTCACTCAATCCTTTGATTTTATTTAAGCAATCCCTAATCGCATCAATCTTTTGACCAAACGCATTTACATCAAATTGGGTAGTAGATACAGTCACTAAGTCAGTCAACGTTTGTTGGATAAAGCTGACTTGTTGTTGCATCTTTCCGAAGTTTCCTTTGTTTACAGAGTTTATCAATCCTTTTTCGGCTGTATTTCCATCTTTATCTGTAGAAGTAAATTTAGCTCCAACCAATTCATTGATTTTATCCATAGCAGTTCTTATGCTATTCATCTTGGCTATGAACCCTTGGCTTTCATCACCGATATTAAATTGTGTGTTGGCAATCTCCGATAAAGACGCTAATGCTTCTTTTATCGAGCCGATTCTGTCGCTCAAACCACCAAAATCAACTTTATTAATAGATTTTACTTTCTTTGTTTCAAAACCATTAATTGTATTAATAGCTGTATTTAAATCGTTTAATTGAGATACCATCAAATTTGTATCAAATTGTGTTCCTGCTACTTCCGATAAAGAAGAGATTGTTTCTTTTACAGCTTCTACTTGTTCCTTTAATTTTGTGTATTTCTGTTTAGAAATATTTTTAGCTGTTCCAGCCATTCCTTTGTCATCTTTACCACTACTCATTAATGGCTGCAACGCTTTTTGTAAAATTTCTATATTCTCATTAAATGAATCTAAGTTTGAAACACCTTTTAATTTTTCATTCAATTGATTGATATTGTCTACTGATGTAATCAATCCTTGAACTGCTGTAGCAATGCCTTGATAACTATCTGATGTACTTCCTATCTTCTTGGCTATATAGTTGAAAGACGAAGTATCTTTCTCACCATCTTCTGTTCTAAAAGTAAGTACAGATAAAATATCTCTTAACGATAATAATTTCTGCTTGTATTGTGCTATGTTTTGACTGCTTAATTGCAATCCATCAAGTTCTTTTAATGATGTGGCAACTTTAACCATTGAAGAAATAAGTTCACCAAGTGTCTTTGTGTTACCTCTATTCTCTGCATTTATGATATTATCTTCATCTTTTCCAAAGAATTCTTTTCCATTGAATTCAGACAAGATATCTTTAATGTTAGAAAGCTTTTCTTTTAAACTCTTTTTAATATCCTTGTCAATATCAATATCTTTTATCTTTTCTAATGATTCAGCGAATTTGATAATGAACTCTAGCTGTGTGCCTTTAGCAGAATAGTCGGCTTTTGCAAACAATCCATCTAATGCTTGTTTGAAATGTCCGCCAGTGTTAAGTGTATCTGCAACTTCCATCATCATTTTTAGTTTCTTTTGCACATTATCAATCTTTAATGGCATCTTATTTAATTCGCTTAAACCTTTTGCCATGGAATAGATAGCACCACCTGTAGCAAACAAATCCCCTAGACCAATTAAGTTTCCGATTAATACAGGAGTCACTCCAGCACCAATCATTCCCCATGCAGTAGTCATACCTTGAACAGCAACAAATACTTCGCCTAAAGTTTTTAGTTTATCCCAAATACCATTTAAATCTATTTTTGCTACTTCTTGTAATGATTTTGCAAGCAACCAAACACTACCACCACTTGCAAACATTGACACTGCTGAAGCTAATTGGTTTTTCCAATTTACCCTCCAAGCGGAATTGGCAAGTGTACTTAATAAATTGTTTAATTGACCTATAGCTGTTACAGCAATTCCAAGTCCTGCTATTCTTCCTGCTATTTCAGCGAAATTCATACCTTGGGTAGCATCATTGAATTCCTTTAATCCTTTAGCTAAAAGAACCATAGAGCCACTACTTGCAAGCATCATACTTGCTGTTCCAAAATTGTTATACATTTTCGTTTGAGCATTACGCATATTAATGGAAGAATTCTTTAATGTTTCTACAGGTTTTGGTGCTTCGACTGTAGTAGTATTAGTTGAAGTGTCAACCATTTTTTTAAAAGGATTTAGATTCTTTATTTTCTGTACGATTGTAGATTGTGCAATGTATTCTTTTATTTTTGCGTTCAATCCTCCGAACATAGAAGTCAGTTTTCCAATCGTATTAGCATACAGATTCAATCCTTTTATGCTGCTACTAAATCCTGTAGCATATTTATATATTTTACCGTACACTCCAAACAATGTTCCAAACAGTTTGATTTGCTTTCCAACAAAGCCAAATACCAATCCGACTTCTTTGAATCTTAGTATGATTTTTAAAAATCCAAGAATCTTATCGCCATTACCTACTAACGATAATAATGGTCCAAAAGTCTTATCTATTACTCCTATAAAATCTTTTCCAAAAGCAATAGATTCCTTGATGATGTCGCCTATTCCTTTAAAGAATTTATCTGCATCAAATTTTCCAAACATATTTCCGAATTCTGAAAATTCGCCTTTTAGTTCTGAAATAAAATTTAGGATGTCGTCTTGATGTGAAGCAACATATTTAGAAAAGTCTTGAATCTTTTCCATCATGACTTCTGTAAAATCATATATATTTTGATAGATGTTTAAACCTGTAGCTTTCTTTACCATCTTGTCAATCATTGCTATAAAATCAGCACCAGATTTTCCAATACGAATCTTAATCAAGTTGAATGCATTCCCAATTGTCTGTGACGTCTGTTTAGCCATGTCAGACAGTTTTTTTAAGCCACCGCCACCATTCTCATTCAGTTCAATTAAAGCGTCTTCAAACTGCTTTAAAGATATCGTAGGGGATGGTCCTGTAAATTTTTCACGGAATTCAGCAAATGTCATTCCCATCTTTTTTGCAACAGCTGTAAGTACAGGTGTAAAGTTCGAGTTCTCAAACGATAGTAATGTTCTTGCATCCATCTTAGAACCCATGATTTGAGAATATTGTTCAACTACGTTATTTACGTCTTCGGAACTACCGCCAAAAGCTAATACACCATTATTGATAGCTTCAAACAATTTCGATGAGCGTTCTATATCATGGTTGATAGACGTAAACTTCGTGACCATAGATAACGCATCATTTAATTTTGTAGGCAATCCCTCGATACTATCACTTAATTCTTGTTGCGCTTTAGCTGTTTGCTGTGTTGATACACCTAATGCATCCATTGTACGTCTAGACACATTTAATTGGTCATAACGTGTTACAGCTTGTGATAATCCGTCCGTTAATTGATTGATACTTGCATTTACAACTTGACTAGCACCATTAAACAGAACTGTCTTCGTTAAAAAGTCAGATATTCTACCGATAAAGTTATTGCCATTGTTTGTTACAAGAGTAGAAAGTTGATTTCCTAAAGTCATTAAATTGCTACCAAAGGAACGCAATTCTTTTGACTTATTCATTAAACTTGTAATTGTATCTTCTGCTCTTTTAACACTATCGTACTTAACTTGAAGATTAGGCTTCACTTCATTTAGTTTTGACATATCTGTATTAAGTTTTTTAGCGTTACTTTGTGCATCTTGTAAATCTTTATCAACTACAGACAGCTTTACAGTTTTTGCTTGTAATTTAGATATTTCATTGTCTATATCTTTGATTTGCTTTTGTACTGCATTATTATCTAGACTTTTGTTTGTAAAAAGGGATAGTTTTTTAGATTGTAGTGCTTCTATCTTTTTCTGAATCTGCTCGATTTCTTTTTTAGAAGCTTGAAGAGAAGATATATCACTATCAACCTTTATTCTTTTCTTGTTGATGTTATCAATGACTTTATCAACACTTTTTAAGCATTTTTCGACTTCTTTCGAGGATTTTATTGCATTCTCTGCAATAATTTCAACCGCTAAAGTATAGACTTCATCAGCATTTTGCATGTATTAATCCCCCTTAAATTCTTTTTTGCTACGATAGAATTTAACTGTATACATTTTAGGCAATTTCATTTTCTTCTTAGATGTCTTGTTATATTCTTGGACTTCATAAAAATTCTTTTGACTGTCTTCATTGGCATATATTCCATACGTAACAATTAATTCAGAAATGCCCCAATGGTTTAGAATCTCATTGGGGCGTAAATGTAACTTTTTGGCAACAAAATAAGCCATTTGAGAGTATATATTAATATCCGCTAAGAATTTTGTTGAAGAATCGACAGAACATTCTTCGTTTTTTTCTTTCTTAGCGATTATCCAAAAAGTACTTCAAATTCATTTAGGATATTAGGGTTCTTATCAATGATTTGATAGAAACAAGTAAACACATAATACGAATCCATTTTGTCTTTCAAAGTATCATCAATACCAAGTACTGAAGCAACGAATTCATTTAATGCTTTTCTTACATCATCATTGGACCATGCAATAAGTCGAATGACTTCTACACCATAATCGTTTGTGATATCATCAACTTTCTTTCGATAATTCGTATCATTCTTGTCGATACTAGCAATCTTTTTATTCATTTTTTCCGTTAGCTTGTCAACATCGTGAAAGAACGGCATTAATTTCATTAAAGAATAACCACTTCTTAAGCAATCGTTTGGATTGATTTCAACGTCTTTAAATTCCTGTGTCAAATACACCTTATTTCCTACAACTTGTGCGTCTTCGGGAATCTTTTCAAACTCATCTTTTCCAAAACAGAATCTCATTTTGATTGAAGAAATAGTTTCTTTTTCTGTATCGTTTGGGTCTCCAATAATACTTAATTGGTCATTGTTGTTAACCAAGAATGGTTTTTCACTATCTCTAGCTTTTTCAACTACTTTATGCATTTCTACCACTTGTGATGGTGTAATTGCTTGCTCGTTATAGCCTTTAATATCGTCAACTGTGAATTTTTGACTCATTTTTGTTACCTCCTATATTAGAGAAGTGGACTATAGAAGTCCTGCTTCTCTATTGATAATTGTTTGTCGGATATAAATACCCTGAGAATCTGGTTGGATAGATACAGACAATGTTTTTTCGCTTGAGTTATCGGTATTTAAATCCATTGGGAATGCTGTAATCAACACATTACTAAGTTGGTTGATAAGCATTGTTCCATCACTTTTCTTTTCAGGGAATGTCATTTTATAACGCTTCTTATTGATTGATTTTGCATCATACACGATTTGTTCACTGGCATCAGCTGTTTTTGGATAAGAAACTTTTAATGTTTTTCCTACCAAGCTTGCATCAACATACAGATAAGAACCAACTACATCAGCATCAGGGTTTTGTTCTGTATTGATAACTTGGAATTGACGTTCATCTAATGTCATGCGGTTTGGACTGTTGATACGTTTCAACAATGCATCTGTAATGTTGCAAGTATCATCCAAAGAAGCATATACATAACCACATTCATCAATGAAATGGTCTTGTAGATGGATACGACCTTGCTTTTCGTTATCAGGGTCTTTTTCGACTACGAAATTCTTTGTAATCATGTAGAATCCACCGTCTACATCAATTTTTCGAGCCATAGGGTGCAATTTCCAAGCGTTTGGAGAGTATTTCTTGAATGCAATATCACGTGTCAATTCAAGCTGACTATCGTCTAATTGAGCCGCTAAACAAGCTTCAGCTAACGCTGTGAAACTATCATTTCCATCAATAGATGCTAAACAAGATAATTTAATTGCATCATTACCTTCTAAATCTTCGATTGAATCAAACAAAGAAATTGAAGAAATACCAACAGATAACGCTGTTTCAGATTCAGTTGAAATTTCAATATTGATAACTACACCATTTGTTGTAGCTGTCCATCCCTCACCTACATCAGCAGTTGGCGCAATTGCTAATTCAACAGATACTGGATAAAAACCTCCGTGTTTTGCTACTACAGTCTTTGTGTACTTATCAGCATTTTGCTGTTTATCATCTTTTAAATCAGAGATAGTTGTATCAATCGTATAAGTACCTTCTTTTGGCAAGAATACATAATAAGAAACAACACCCGCAAAATATTTAGTTGAATCAGAAATTGAACTAAATTTTCCACTAGCAACAGATTTACTTTCTTTTAATTCTCCAAGGATTGTACGAGTACCTGTGTTTTTACATCCGAAAGTTTCACAAATGTTAAATAAATCTTGTGGAGTATTCAACGAACTATAAGATGTAATGTTTCCATGTGTTTCAATGAAATGTTTTGTGTTGATTTTTGCACAAGCTTCGATATCTTGCATTGCGGTAAAATCAACTTCCGTATATTTATCTAATTTTGAAGTTTGAATCAGATTAGCAATTTCCATATTAGAACAGTTTGACATTACGCTAATCCTCCTTTATTTTTTGCAATGACTCTATCCATTGCACGATTTGCTTTAGCTGTACCAACCATATTTAAGACATTCATTTTACGTGCTATAAAAGCGTCTACATCAACTTTAGGTTTTACAGCTTTTTTTACTTCTGCTTTATTTTCAGCCATTATATTCTCCTTTTCCTAGATATTAGGATTATAAGTTCCTTTAGATTTTGTATTTCTTCTAGCTTTAACTTCCATAAGTGCTTCATGCATGAAATTATTAGGCTTAACAGGTTTTACTTTCTTTGCATATACATATCTGTCCGAACCTTTTGGTTTGAATTTTAGATACTTTGCCCTAACTGGATAAATAGTTCCATGTCCACCCAAAACATATTTAGCGTGTGGGGCAATAGATTTATCTATGAACACTTGAACTTCATATTTTCCGTTACTTTTCAAACGAATAGCCTTTCTAAGTGTTCCTGTGTCTACAGGACATTTTGCTATACATAGATTTTTCATCTGTGTGCCGATTTCATGACTTTTTCTTTGTGCAATGGAGTTTATCTTTTTTTCAAGACCGATTGTACCTACTCGGTTTCCAACCTTTACATAAGCCATTACTTAACCTCAACGAAAGGATAAACAGTGTACTTACCAACTTGATAAGAGAAGTTTTTTAGATATTCTCCATCTTCTTGCGAAACTTCTTGCGGATGTCCGATTCTAAAAGTAATAGATTTTCCACTTGGAACTTTGAATGAACGTGTGAATTGCACTGTACGCTTTCTAACGACACGGGCACCGCATACAGGGCAACCACTAGATTTTGGTCTTGTTTCTTCTATACCTGTGTATTTAATTTTCATACAACCATTCCTAAAAATCTTCTATGTCTACCACATAGAGAAATTATTTCTAATTGTCTTGCATATGTCTTTACAATACTTCTTCTTACAGCAATATATGTATTTAATTGCTCGTCTGTATTGTCAAGGTTTACAATCAAGTCCTTTTCTGCATCTTCGTAATCTTCTGTGCTGTTGCATGTATCACACGTGCTACATTCACATCTGTTCATTTCAATTACATACTGTAAGTAATCACAAAATACAGGTAACAAACATTCAGGTATTTGTTCAAACCCAGCGTCATACGTGACAATTAGTTTTTCTACTTTTTCGCAACTACATTCACCTGTTAAAAGATAATCAGATAAATCAATCCATAATTCATTTGTTGTAACGTCATATTCAAAATGTGAATTATCAATATCAATATATTTGATATGGATACCATCTCGAATCTTTAATTGGAGTTTGATTGAATCTGGTTGAACTAAATCATAGAACAATTCGGTATTCATGATTCCATTGTCGCATCTACAGCATCTTGAAATTAAGGATACATCAATATATTCGACACGAGTTTGCATTAAGAATGTTTCGCAAACCTCATCACCACGTTTCCAACAAGTCAATGTTGAAATAAGGTTGATTAGTTGTTCAACATTCTTAGCAAATTTATCTGTGTCTTTTAAATCCTTATCTTTTAAGCAATCACAATAATCTTTTAGTTGCTGAATAATAGGTTCGTATAGTTCCATTAGTCAGTCAAGATTGGAACGATTGTTTCAGGTGTAATTACATAATCCAAGCCATCTAACTTAGAACCTAAGCAGTTAGCACTCATTGGAACTTTAGTAATTACAGCAAGTTTATTAGGGTCAGAAGTAAATGCAAGTCCTGCGTTATACATATAAGTACAGATATTTCCACAACCCTCTGTTGGAGTCTTTCCGTGAGTATCAGACTCGAATACATATTCATCTTCAGGACGTGGAGTTGTGATTAATAATTCACCTAATGCATCTCCATCACACATCCATACTTCACCATTTCCCGCTGTAACGTCTACAGGAATCAATTTATCTTCAATAAATTTGTGACCACGGAATGTAATTTCATCGCCATCACGTGACCAACCCTCAGGATATTCTCCATTTTGTCCTTTCGTGATAACCGAACGGATTCCATCCATTACTAATGGGTGACATACGAATACAACGTCTGAACCCTCTCCGATAACAGAAGAACGACAACGAATCTCATCAAAAGCACCTAAGATATTAGTACCTAAGATTTTGATAACGTCAGCACCTTCCATAACTTCCATAACACCATGGAATTTCTTTAATGTATCAGTAGTTGTATCACTAGTACCTAAAATCAAGTTACGAATCGTGAAGAATGCCATAAAATCTTTTACAAAACGCATTTTTGCATCATTGTAAGTTTCACCTTGTCGCATATAGTAAGAAATCATATCATTTCGTTGGAAACGTTCTTTGTCATATAAGAATTTTTCCATTACGTTTTGACATTCTTTCATACATAACAAGTTGAATGGTGCATTAGCTCCGCATTTTGCTAAATCAGGTGCAATCCAACAGCATTCACCTTTTGTTGATTCGGGATAAGTAGTACCCCATTTGTAAGGCAATGTTACTTGGAAGTTCCCATCATGGTCTTTTGTGATTTGTAAACTTCCGTTGTTGAAAGCGGATTTTGCCATCAAAGATTGATTTGTTTGTGCTAACCAATTGAAAAATGGGAAGATATTTTGGAATGCATTAGCTTCTTTGTTTTTGGAATAATCTTTACCAATACCAAATTCACCAATGTTACTCAATTGAATCACATTTCCCATATCAATTGAACGATTTGATAATTCTGTTTGTGATAAGTTAAACATTTAGTCTATTCCCCTTTCTTATCCAAATACAGCATCAGATTGTTTTTTGCTTTCTTTAACTGTACTTACAGAAGATTTTTTTAATAACGCATTTAATTTTTCGAAAGATTCACTCATGGAAGTATTTAATTGTTTGTTTTGTTCCGCCAATTGTTCTAATTGACTGTTCAAATTCGCTTCATTATTGCTGTATTCATTTACTTTTTTGGTTAATTCAGCAATTTGAGTGTCTTTATCTTTGAGTAATTGTTCTAAAGCTTCATACTCTTTAGACAATTCAATATCTTCTGCATTTTCTTCTACTTTTTCTTCATCTTCTTTAACTTCTTCTTCAACAGATTCTTCTGTTTTTTCTTCTTCAACAGATTCTTCTGCTTTTTCTTCTTGAACGTCTTCAGAAGCGTTTTCAACAGTTTCATCTTTTTCTGTCTCTACTTCTGCTTCTTTAGATTGTTCTTCATCAGAATAAGAAGATAGCAATTTACTAAAAATGCTCATATTTTCTCCTTTGCTCATATGTAAATCGGTAGAACTTGCATTAGCTGGATTCCCTACGACCGAGAAACCTCTTATAAAGATTTTTGAGAAAACACCAGTTTCTAGAACTTCTGTTTTCTCCCAATCATATTCGACTTCCATTTCAACACTTACACTCAATGGAATGTTTGATGTTGATAGATATTGTACAAACGGGTTATTTTCGTCAAAATGTGGTGTACAATTCAAACCGACTCTACCATCTTTTGTTGGTACAATTTCTAAATCTGATTTTTCCCAATATCCTAAAATTAATGGGAAACTACATACATCAAAATGACCGATATTGATATACCCTACATAATCATCGGGCAATAAATCATAATAAGCCTTGATAGTACCTTTTGGGATAATAAATCTTTGTGCAATATTCTTACCTTCGTCAAGCAAACGTACCTTTTCACCTTTTTGAACAGACGTATTTAAGAAGATACATTTAGGCTTGCTTTTGTTTGACAAAGCTAATGTTTCGTCAAACTTTTCTTTTTCCTTTTTACGTGATTCTATATCTTGGTTAATCCAAGAAAAAATAGTAGGTAATTTCATCTATTCACCATTTGAAAAATCGAACATCTTAAACACTAACTTTTTAGTTCGTCCACCACATGATTTACACATAGTAATCTCATAATCAATTCCCAATGCTTTTAGCATATCTTCGGCTTGTTGATTGTAGCTATAACGAACAGTTTTTGCTTTTAAATATCGCAAAGCCTCGCTGTCAAAGTCTTCCACATCATAATTCTTGTTGATTTGGAATGTTGAACGCACCCAAGACAGATATCCTTTATTTTTTTGCGGATATACGACTTCTTGATTCATCTCAAAGCAATTTTGTAGTTTAAATGTTTTATTTGACATTCTTTTTCACTTTCTTTTCTTTCGGCTTTTTGTCTTCGATTGGAACTACGTCCACCTTTTTGTTTTTACCACGTAAATAGGCTAATCTTTCTTTTTCCGATTCAAAGTAAATAGGTTCTTCCATAAATTACTCCTTATCGGGGTCTTTACATTTACCCAATGTTTGGTCTTCTGTTTCTGTCGTAGCCATTTTTTCTACCATTACAACGTCTTGTAATTTAACAGAAACAGTAGTTGTTACTTCGTCAGCTGTTTTTTCAAACACGAATGGGCGTTCATAATGTCCGTTCATCCAAGCAGAATAGAAATTTTCTGCATCAGCATCACCTAATACGATAGGTGTCAACCCCGATTGTGTTGAAAACGTAACTTTCGTAGTAAAACTTCTTTTTACAGTCTTTACAGCCATTTCTTCATGCTCCTTTCATAACTGCACCCTTTCGGGCAATATTTATACTAAAAACTCAAAAATTGAGCTTTAGTAACAAAAAATGTCCATATTTTCGCATTTATAACAAGGTTTTTAACGATTTTTGTTCATTAACGCTGTTTTCGTCTTCTTGAATAGCCTTTAAAATAATTACCATATCATCAATAGACAGTGAATCATTGAACTTGTTGACAAATTCTGTATCACTTACACTGCCTTTAGCTAAAAGCTTATAATTTTCATCAACTTTACCAACGATATATGTCGGAATATTCTTAAGATACACATTGTTGCTGTCTTTTCCTTTGATAGCTCGATAGTCAACAACAAATTCAAGTGCTTTCTTATTGCCATATTTAGTGATTCGGTAAACATTTTTAGTGAAGATTTCCGGATTCACACAAATATTTTCAGAACGAGAACGAGCATAACTTACTCCATCAGGATTCAATGGTCTTTCATCAAACTTTACCTTACGCCCTTGAATTTTTTCTTTAATCAATTCACGTCTGTTGCGTTTTTGCGCTTCTTGAAAATCATAAACATTTTCACCATCAATAGTGGCAAAAGGCACCGCTTCAGTTGCTTTTAAAGTTTCTTCTAAATAATCCATAATTTTTCTCCTTTTTATTCTAATCCCATCTTTTTAAGTACGCTTTTCAGCTTACTTGTGGATTTTTTATCTTCTTTTTCTTTATCTTCTTGCTTTTTTTCGTCTTCTTTGATTCTGTTGTACTTTTCTCTTGAAGTTTCATAAGACTTGTCGGGTTGATATGCACCAAGTTTCTGCATCATGCTATCTAAAATCGCATATGCTGTTTCGACACACTTTTCATCTCGAACACCATTTTCATCTTTTACGTTCATCAAGAACTGTACTGATTCTGAATTTTTAAAGCGTTCAGAAGAATCATCAATCTGTTGTTGTAATTCGTATTTATCAAAGAAAACTTTCTCGACACCAAGATGATAAGAAAGAGAATAACTAAATTGTGTTGCAATCTTTTCACGTTCAGGAACGATATTGTTTTGCATAGCGTTATCAATGATTTTTTCCATTGAAACATTACCGCTTACATCACCTAGACCAATAAGTTCCGGTGTGATACCAAAGTTTTGAGATAAAATAGAGCCCTCTTTGTTCAACCAATCAAAGAATTCAGTACCTTTAGTAACACGTGGCAAGTGTTCTATGTTTTTATCGAACATGCTTGAAGCAAGAACTACTTCATCAGAAGTACTGTACTTGATTTTATTTCCTAGTTCTTGCAATTCATTAATTGCTTGTTCTTGTCTGCTTTTTTGCGAAGCAATAGAGTTATCAATCAATTGGCTAGATGATAGGTCTACAGCACCACCGTTGAATATATCGTCTTTTAACCAAAAGATGATACGACCAGGTCCGTCATATTTGATATCGTAGTTTAAACGTGTATAAACGCTAGCAAGCAATGTTAAACGCTGTTTATCTTTCAATAAGACAGATTCACCATTTTCATTGATAGGTTTATTACGTAGATTCACAAAATCTTCCGGTAAGACCACAACGATATCTTTGCTTGTACTAATCAAACGTCCATTTTCCAAGAATTCAGCTTTATCTAGTTCAATAGACTGTGTCATATTAATAGCAACGTCTTCATTCGTGCTTACTGCATAAGCTACAGTACGTTTGAATCCTAGATATTGTTCATCATCTTGTGTAATGGATACATAGTGGTCATGTGGAACTAAAATCCAACCATCTTCATCCGATAACCAACGCAAACCACATTTTCCATATTCTTTAGCGTGGATAACAGCTTGTTGCAATGTCTCGTAATTGGTGATTCCTTTGGCATTTTGCTTGTACATAAAGCTTTTCAGTACTTTATCACCCTCAAAATCACCTGTTGTAAGTCCATTAGAGAACAAGTTGTTGATATATTGTCTTTCTACATATGGAAGTGTAGGAAGATTTGCAATCAGCCATTCTAGTTGTTCTACATCATCATCAAATGTCTTTGGAAAACCTACACCACAACCCTCTTTGCACTTTGTTAAGTTGTCTAGCAAATCGAGGTCGGTAAAATCCTTACTTATCTGCTTTGGATTGTGCTGTTTCTTGTTGTATTTATAAGACATTTTCTTTGTAGCAATCTTCTTTTTTCTTCTTCTACTCAAATTAATTGCTCCTTTTCATTAGGATTATCTACTTTGTTTGTGTAATTTTTATCATAAACAGGTAAATCATTGCCTACATTTAATATATATAACAAAAGTGCATGGATAGATAAAAGCGTACTATCTAATTCATCGGGTGAATGTTTTATGATATGTTTTATCTCATCCTTTGGTATTATACCAATTTTTCCACCGCTTTTGTTTATGCTACGCACTGCAACCATCTGTGGTGCTAGAATCTTGGCAATAGGTGTTGTAAACCATATCTTTCTGCTAGTCATCAACTCTTGTAAATCGAGATGTAATTCAGCACGCATATTACTTCCGTACTTAGCAGAGAAATGACTCATCTTTTTTCTGTCAGGAGTTGTACCTGCTCCAAAGTTTATTCCGACAACACGGAATCCATGGGCATAGGAGTGCTTTGCAAGCCCCTCAACAAGCCAAACACCATATCCAACGTCCACACATACCATACGCACACCAAATTGGTCTATGACCTTTAAAACGGACTTTATGATGTTCTCACTTGTAACACCATCAATCCATTTTTTGCCTTTGTTCATTTCATACATGTCTGCAACCAATACTTGACCCATGTCATTGATACCTGTAAGAGTGAGAATGATACTATCTTTACCTTTATAAGCACTATCAAGCCCGATAAACCATTTAAATCCTTGTAATTCCATCAGACTATCAATATCTTTGTATTGGATGTTCTTGAACATTGATGTATCACCATCTGTTTCAAGTTCACACAAGAAATATCTTTGACATGTGGAATCATTTTTAAAGAAGTCAGACTCTTTCACTCGTTCTATACTAGGAATACGACCTTCTTCTAGAACTGTTCTAACATCCATCCAAATAATCAATGAGTCTTTTGGTGGATTTTCTTCTACCAATTTATCGTAGAATTGACCTTTTTGATGGGGGTTAGATATCTGCACAAGCAATTCTCTTTCACCATCTACGTTTGAGAAGTCACGTCTACCGATTTCAGCAAACGCATCATCACTTGTAAGACTTGCTTCATCATGAATATAAACACCACCACGACCAATAGCAGATGAACTCTTCTTATGGTCGCTTGATGTAGAACCTAACGTACCACTACTGATAGAACCACCAGAAACAAACGACAGACTTTCTTTTGTTACACTTGAATTCAATTTATCAATCTTATCTCTGTATTCCAAAAGCGATTTCTTAATTGAATCATCTGCGGTTTGAAGATGGCTTAGTACATTTTTCATTATGACTTTAGTAATATCATCTTTACCGGCCACGATATTTACATCCTTTTTTTGCAATTTTGCCAAAAGTATAGCAACCATGGAAATTGTCCATGATTTTCCATATTGTGAAGTGGTTACGATTGTGATTGTCTTATACTTACTGAACAAACATGCACCAACGATAAGTGATTGTGTGAAATATGTCATCTCACCAAAGCTCGCATTTACCACGGCAACACCTTTTAAAGCTAGTTCTCTAGCTTCGTCCATATCAATATTCAATCTCTTGTAATGCTCTGGTATATATCCTCTAAACCACGTTTTAAGCTTATTGTGTGGTGTGGCACTTTCGCATAAAGCTAATGTACGCTCTTGTGGACTACTCATGTTCTACAACTTCCGTTTCAATGACATTATCATTTTTATGAGATTCAAGTAACATTCTTTCAGCGTTTTCCAAAAAGGCTGTAGTTTTATCTTCTATACTTAGATTTTCTACATTCGTTACATTAAAGACATTGTTTTCTCTTCCGATTCCATCCATTCGATTCAATTCTTTCAAAGCATTGATTCTATCAGAAACATTTAAATCTTCGTTCTTACGAATACTATCTAGCCACAATCTTCTTTCTTGGATATTGCTTATCTGCTGTTGATACATTTCTTCTTCCGAATCTTGGTATTCCTTGATTCTTTCTCTGTTTTTTTTAGATATTACATTTCCTAGAGCTATAGCGGAATTATATTGGTAATGTGGAAACACACTTAAAACTGCTTTAACCATTACGTGTCCATTGTTTTCCCATTCTTTAAGGATTTTAATCTCGTTTTCTTTACTGCAATATGTATGCCCGACTGTAGTTCTTCTCTTTTTCTTTGTTATAAAAACCACCCCTTTGTATTAATATATCACGTTCTTTGTGTACTTTGTAAAATGACAAAGGCTCGTTTTTTTCTAACGAGCCAATTTGAATATAAATTTATTTTTTTCAATCTATAGGGGGCGGTCATTCTTCTATTGATGGTTTTGTGGTGTTGCGTAGGGTATGAAGATGGTGGGTGTTTGGTAGGAGGGGGGAGCGTATATAAAGGCAAGTGAAAACCTGTTGCGATTTTCACTTTTTCAAAATTATTTTTAAAGTTTCATAAATTAGCACTATCGGAATGATAATCAGCCCACTAACTAATCCCATAGTTGATAGTGCTAAAGATATTAGGAATAACATATCTCAACCACCCTATTCAATTCTATCAACTTTTTCTTATATCCATTCAATCTATATCTTTCCCTTTTAGTCTTATAAGAATCGTTAGTATATGATTCAATCCAACTGTTCAAACCTTTTTCGTATAACTCCAGCAACTTAATATACATGTCTTTTTTACTGTCAGCCGTTAGAATTATTTTATAATCATCTCTATAGAAAAAGAAACAAATTTCTTCGCACGTGTAAGGCTTTATATTGAACCACGTAATTATATTATGTCCAAAACAATGTTTTTCGTTTTCTTTTATGTACTCCCAACTTATGTTTTGGATACAATTACAGATATTTTCAATATCTTTTTTTAATATTTTAGTCATATCCTCTAACCTCTCTTTACATTATTATAATATCATATGCATCGCATATAGTCAAGCACAATGTGCTAACATATTTTGAAAAACCTGGATAGCTACGCTTGCTAGGTAAACCATAGCAATCCGATAGATAGTCTTGTTCATATTTTTTTACACTTCCATATTTTGAAATATATGTTCATAGATATACAAATTCTTCATGCTTCCAACTGTTAATTTATTGAATTCTTTGCATACACTATCGAGTTCTTGTTGCTTTTCATACGCTTTTTTGTAAAGTCTTTTCATCTCTTTAATTCTTTGTGGAATATCATCAATATATTCGTTACTATCGTTAAAAAGTCTAAGGTCGTTAAAATCTAAAACCTGTATTTTATTTTTTTCTAGCAACTTTTTTTGTTTTCCATCGATATATTTTGCGCAACAGTCAATATTATAAGTATTTCTAAGGAAGCCTAAAGGTATAATATTATACATTTCTGTTTTGATATAAAATGCACAATTTGTTTTTTCCTTTATTTCGTTTCGAATTTTTTCACTTGTTTTAGGCCCATAAGGCTTTCCTTTGTACTTCGTAAGCACCTCTAACGCTGTAGGCATCACCTCATTGAAAAGTGCTATTTTTGCGTTACTTTTCAAAATTTTAATAGAAATTTGTAAGTCTTCTTTTTTTTCTTCCAATCTTACAAGCTCATTTACTACGGCTTTTTTTTGTTCGTGTCTTTCTTTCAAGTCGACGATATCTAAATATGTACGCTGAAGTTCTTTTGTTTTTTTCTCAATATTTTTTATAGTGTTATGCTTTTCAGCTATTTCTTTTAAAATATCATTAAATTTTTTCATGGTCTTCACCGTCTTCCTCATCTTCAAACGTGTATTCGAGCATGTCTTTGATGATTCTTAAGCTTAAAGGAATCCGATATTCCAAATATGAACGTAAATCACTAAACGACTTGTAACCGCCAACAATACCATATAAATCCATTGCAAAGTACTGGTCGTCCAAGTCTACATTAGCAGTTAATCTTTTTTGCTCTAAATTGTTTGCGAATTCAAACGAATTGAACTCATTCGTTCGGTAAACGCGCAGCCCATCTACATGTAAATATCCGCAAAATGCGTTGTAAATTTCATACAAGTCTTCTTCGTCTGCGTGGTCTAAATCTCTGCAAGCCTCAACTAACCGTGTACGGAAAGGACCATACGTATAAATCACTAATTCCAGCTCTTTTTTAGTCAATTTAATTTCTTCCATATTAGTACCTCCTAGCCCTTTCTTTTGGGCTCTTATCTTTTACACTTACATTATAACCCCTTACTACATATTGTCAACATTAAATGTGTACTTTTTTTATTTTCTTTTTTCTTCCTTATATATATACACAAGCAATTCACTTGTGATATTTTCACTGCTTTTATCATGCTAATAATTGCCATTTTCTATCATGTTAGAAATTGTTGTTTTCTAGCATGTGAAGTTTCTCTGTTTTATCGCATGCTAATATTTCCTACTTTATCGCATGCTAATATTTTCGCATGCTAATAATTGCCATCTCCTAACATGCTAAAAATCATATGATTCTATCATGCTAGCAATCATATTTTTTTATCATGCTAAAAATTGGTGTTTGTTCACAATCCGTGAACAACTTTGTTCTCCATTTTTGTCTTACCCCCGAGAAAAACCGACACTTTGTTCACGCTCCGTATACAGTTTGTTTGAAGTACAACTAAAAATTTTTTCGTTTTTTTACAGTTTTTTTCGTGTACAACTGTTTTTTTCGTTCATTTTTCGTTCATTTCAGCCATTTTCAGCCATTTTCAGCCGTTTTTAGCGTTATTTCACACCAAATAGCACTAATATTACCATCTTGTTACTATCTTTCCATACAAGCTTAAAAAGGTGGCATATAGAGTATATAAGTCATATTGGTTTATATATACGTATATATATAGTTTTTGTAATAATCAGTCTTCTTTTTTATCGAAGTAGTGCATATGCCTAATTTATATATATGTAAGTGTTTAAGCCTTTATTTATGCGTATTAATTGATGTTCAGCGTTCTTATTATTGTATAATTAAGTTCCTGTAGAAGTATGTCTTTATCGTCTGGAATCATATATACACTTATCTTTTACATTTGCTTTCTTTATGTACTTATACTTGTATTTATTGTCTTATAGGTATGTTATTTATGTTTATATAGTATTATAGGCTTATATATTGTGTCTATCTTATATATCTTATATATATTTATATTGTTATTATTGTTTGTTTTGGCAGTCTACTTTTTTATCAAACAAGCCTATATACATACAGCTACTACATAATACGCATGGCTTGTTACACTTAAATAACAGTTTCAAGGCATTTACTTAGTTTTTCCTATTGCGTTCAAAGGGGCTACTCTATTGCGATTGTAGGGGGTTATTGCGTTCCAATGGGGCTATTGCGATTATAGGGGGTATATTGCGATTGTAGGGGGCATTAAAAAAGCGGCAGTATTAACACCACCACTTAATCAATTAGCTTCAACATACATTCTTTTCACTACTCCCATTTACATATACAAGAAAGTGCCTTATAATGCTTAAGGATGGAAGTACTTTACCTTCAGACATTATGTCTACTTTCTTTACATTTTTACTTCCATCTTTTTTTATTGGTTTATCAGCTTCCTTATATCATCAACTAAATCTTTGAGTGTGTACTCCGTATTGTTTTTACACTCATTTTCTAACGTATCATAGTAATTGATGTAATTAGCTATGGTATTCAATACAAGTTCTTTATTCATTTTTTTCTCCTTTCACAAGTTCTTCCAATAAGTATTCATCATCAATTGGTAAATTATATTCATCAAGATATATCACTCCGTAATTCGTCAATTGACTTAAAGCTATCATTTTGTCGTACTCCGGCCATTCGCTACTTATCTCATTTGCTGTTTTCATCTTCTTTTGCCCCTCTTTCTCTTTACACTTACATTATAACCCCTTACTACATATTGTCAACATTAAATGTGTATTTTTTCTAAAAAAAAGGATAAAGCCTTATTTTTTAGCTTTATCCATATCTTTTCTTACCAAGCTTTTTATGTATCCTACCATGTTTTCCTTATTTTCCAAAAAAGTTATCATATCCGCATCCGTTTTGCGGTTTAAGCTTAACGTAATATTACGTTGCATTTTCTTTTTGTATTTGGCTATAGCACGTCTTTGTGCTTCTGTTGTTTTATACTCCATGCTTTTTTATATCCTTTCTTATAAGCTCTTTTAGATAACCCGTAGAATTATCCATACTATCAAGCCACTGTATAATATCCATGTCATACTTTTTGTTTAAGGTCAAACTTTTATTGATTCGGTTTTTCTTACTATACTTTAAATTGGCTTGACGTTGGCATAATGGGGTCTTCACTTCATTTGTCATATTTTTTACTCCTATATATGCACTTTATATATTACACCTTTTTCAAATCTTCTTCAATTTTCTTTTTTACATAGTTTTGAAAAGAAGTATATCCGAGTTTTTCATATTTCCGATTTTGCACAAAATCATAAAGCTTTTTATCACTTGGGTCTGCTGTTTTAAACTCTACATTTTTACATTTGCACTCCCATTTCGCTTTAAATCGTCTTCTTCTGCTATCAAATCCGTCTTCAATTTTCATCAATCATCTTCCTTATCACTCATATCAATAACATTATAATTTGCTTTTTCGTTTGCATATCTAGCCAAGTCTTTTAAATCAATGCCAGCCATATTTAAAGCAATGTTTAATTTATATATTTTATATAAAGCATACACTTTTTGTACTAGATACATCACACAAATACCTAAAATAAAACTCACAATATCCATTTTTAAAACCATCCCTCATCGCTTTCAATTTTTCCAGCTTTAATCATCCTAATAACTTGTCTATCGGCTTTAAAATTCATGCGTTTTAAAATATCATCTGCTTTAATGCCTTTGTACATCACCATTTGGATATACATGACCATCAAATCACTGAATTCATCCAACAATCTATCATATGTTGTATCGTGTGTTAACTCCACAAAAAGTTCTCCGCATTCCTCGAAAAATTTCAATTTCTGTTCATCTTGGTCAGAATTATCTGCGATACACTTGATTTTATCTAAGATTTTTTCTGTAAGTTCGCTTCTACATTTTTCATCCATAATTGTTTGCTTTCTAACTCCGTTCTTGCAGCTAAATGCTTTTTCAAAAGTTTTGTATAATAGTCTATATACGTCTGTTGCTCTTCAATTCTACGTTTAAAAAAATAATCATCAATTTTACACTCTTGGTACTCAAACCTCGACATTAAAAATTCGTTTCTGAATCCTTTTAATTCTACTACAATCCAATTATCTTTAATTTTACGCACAAGTTCGCACTCAAACGTCCTTTTATCTACGTCCGAGTGGAACAATTTTGTGTGTACAACATCGCCACGTTTTAAGCTTTCATATTCAATCCTTGACCACATATAAATTCCTAAAAATATTTTTAAAAGGGTAAGTCGCTATCTTTGATATCGATAGGTTCGTTATACTCTTCTCTGCCAAGCGTTCGTACTCCATCATACTTTGTTGTCGCTTGTTGTGTACCTTGATATTCCTGTTTTTGTGGCTGTTCCGTATTTTGATACTCTTGATGTGTACCTTTGCTTTCTAAAAAGTGAAAATTTTGTACGTTTACTTCTGTCACATAGACACGTTGTCCTTGTTGATTGTCATAATTTCTTGTTTGAATACGTCCATCAACCCCAATCAATGAACCTTTGGACAAGTAATTACACATCGTTTCCGCTGTTTTTCCCCAAGTCACACAATTAATAAAATCAGATTCGTGTTGTCCATCTTTTACAAAATTACGTCTGACAGCTAGTGTAAATCCTACATAACAATTACCGCTTTGTGTTTGTCTAAGTTCTAAATCTTTTGTAAGTCTTCCAATCAAACATACGCTATTTAACATTTTCTTTTCCTACCTTTTCTACAAAATCTTTTAATACTTTATAAGATTGTTCTGTTTTCACTTGATACTCAAACATCCTGTTTTCCGAGTATCTAAGTGCCATGGTTTTTAACCATTCTAATGATTCGACTAATTCATTAAATCCATTCGTCATTTTCAACTTCCTTACTTTGCTTTCGGCTAATTCTTTCTTGCCTAATTCGTGCGTTTCTAGCATGTTCTTCGGTTTCCATGTATGTTGTTTTATAGCATACTTTATCAACTATTAAGCAAATAATCGTGAAAACGATTATAAAGCCAATTACAACTATATAAATTAAATTAATCATAATAATATATTTACTCAAAAAACAAGAAACCTGGTATCATCAATAGCCCATATTGCCAAGCCCATTCATGACACATATAACAACTTGCTAAAATCAATACCACTAAAGCTACATCTTTAATCGCTTTCATCTTTATTCCTTTCGTCTGCCATCATACAAGCCTTTTCCACTAGTCCGATAGCACAATATGTTCCATTTCCAAAAAACATCTTATCCATGCACTTTTCTTTTAAAAGCATTTTTATCTTTTCAAAAGCTTGTGTGTATGTCATATCCACTTCTATATCACTATTTTTCATACAGCTTATTAAATCCACCCTAATTCTTCGCACTGCTTATTAATCGCCACAAGTGTATTCACATTTATTGTGTAATTGCCAATTCCGATTATTTTTTTTCCTTTATAAAAATAAATATAGTCTTCATCAGAATGGGAGTACTCAATTGTGTAGGCATTTTCTGTTTTGATGTAGCCACACTCTTCAAACATTTCTCTAGCATTCATTTTCTTTCACTTCTTTCATATTCTTTAATTTCTAAAAATAATTTTTTACATTCGTGAGGTGTGCATTTAATACCATTTATTCGTGTTGGATAAATCTTATCTACCCAACCACAATGACCGCAGTGTAACAAAGCCCACATACCAGCACCGTTACACAAAATTGAAAAAGCTAGATTATATCTTTCTTCTTTATTCAAATTTTCCGTTCTTTTACAATTAGGGCATTTATGCGATTTTGCGATTCCTAGACTATTTATTCCTTTTATCATAAATCTACCTCACTATTAAGCCACTTTTCTTTGCATTTAAAACACATTTCTTCCATAGTCGGCTTATATCCATCTTCTCTTTCTTCTCCACACATTAAATGAAGCAATGTATCTACTACTTCAATAGCTTTTTGATATTTATTCATACGCTTTTATTTCCTTTTTAAGCTCGTTTATAGCCTGTTTAACTTGTTTCAAATCTAAATCTTCATTACTAACTAAATCTGCAATACGATTGTTAGAATAGCTCTTTAAAGCCGATTCTAGCGTTGCATGGTAAGAGATAGGCTTTTGTACGTCTATCTCATTTCCTTTTTTATCTTTACCCTTTACGAGCTTTATAATGGTGAATGAACTTCCATTAGAAGTGATTGCATAATTGTTTTGTAATTTAATCATTTTCTTTCGCTCCATACTTATAAATATTATCTAGCCACTCTTCACACTCTTTTTTAAAATTATTAAAATGCTTTTGAGCTTTCTCCATAGTGCTGTAAATTCTTAAATATTCTCTTGCTAGAGATGGATTTTTTTGGCGTAATTCTTCCCATCTATCTGCGTGCTTATTATTCATTTTCTTTCTCCTAACGCCAATTTGATTATTGGTGTCATAGTCCAAGCTCCTCTAATGAATAATGTTTATCAGTCTCCATACCTTTGTACATTGTACCTGTTTCAAACAGCGGTAAATCAATAACTTCTATTCTTAGTTCTGACGAAATAGATTTTGCATAAATCCTAATGCAATAAAAACCTCTACAGATATTTATTTTGCAAATACCTGTAACATTCGCTTTAAATGGTTTGATAACTGCACTCAAATACGCTTTTTCTGTTTCATTAAGAACAGGCTCTTTGTATTCTTCTGAAAGCCAGTCAAATACATTTGTGATACAAATATTTTCAATATTTTTTTCAGTCTTTTCAGCCATAAATCTTTCTAATGACTCCATTAAATTGTAAGCCGTTAAATTGTATGATTTTTGCATTATTTCTTTTATTTCATCTTTATATTTTTCAATATTAAGCATATTATTCTCCCCCTGTAGTCTTTATCTAGTTCTTTTCCTCTTAGTTTTGCTCTGCTAATCATTTTCTTTCTCCTCAGTTAAATAAATTAATCTAGTTTTTTGCATTATTTTATTACCTCACAATTTGCTAGAATATCTTTAATTGATTCGTTTTTATCTACATCATTGAAATATCCTTTTTCTTTCAATCTTCTTAATTGATAACAATTATGAAATTTACATATTTCGCTACTACCTCTATATGTATCTATTAAGTCATATTCAAATTGTGTAAATTTGTGTTTCCTCTTTTTGCATTTACTTGTCAACCATGTGATTCTATTTTTGTGACAATTGCCAGGTTTAAATTCACATTTTTCACATGGTATAAAT